CGCGCTTTTCACGGATGACGCTGGCGATCCGCATTGCCTGAGTGCAGGACTCCTCGAACGTCTCGGGCTGACGGTACACGAACAGCGGACTGTCCAGGCACAGACCATTGCCCGCCGCGAGTTTCTTGTTGAACGCGCGTTCGTGGTCCATCAGGATACCCGCCCCGCCCGCCTTCTGCGCCTTGATCATCATGTCGACAGCCCAGGCGGTCTTACCCGTACCGGAGTCGCCATACACCTCGACGATCCGTCCATGGGGTAGGCCACCGTGGGGGTCGCCCGACAGACGCTCGTTGAGCGGCGGGTACCCCGTGTCGAGAAAGTCCTGTGTGTCGAACAGGACGGCTTCCGCGCCAATCGCCTTGTCGATCGCGTTGGCGGTATCTTCGTAGAGACTCATGGGTTTCCTTGGGTGTTGCTTTGGAGTGTGGTCAGGCAGCGAGGGGCAGCGGAAGCTGCACCGTGCAATGGAACGGCGCGACCCAGTTGTCATAGTCGCGGGTGATCGACACGAAGCCCAGGCGGTCGCACAGCGTGCGGAACTTCGCCGGGTCGCAGGGGCTGTGGGTGACGCGAATGTCACGCGGGTTGATCTGCACGTCGCGCAGGTACATCAGCTGGCGCAGCTGCGCCCAGCGCTGCCGACCCTCGAGCGATGCCAGCACCTGTTCGGGGTGCGGGGACTTCGCGGTCTTCGACTTGCGCGTGGCCGGCGTGTAGGTGCCCGTGTCGACCGCGTCGAAGAATGCCTGCACGGTGCGCCACTTCGCGATGAACTCTGGCGCGGTTCGCTTGCCGATGCCGTCGAAGCCCTGGATGTTGTCGCTGGCGTCACCGATGAGCATCTTGCCCTCGATGTACTCTGCCGGCGTCGCGTAGCCCGTTGCCTTGTGGAAGTTGGACAGGTCGATCCGACCCTTCCCGTCCGCCCGGGCGTCCACCCATGCGCTCGTCTCGTCGACCAGCTGCAGCCAGTCCGTGTCGCCCGTCATCCAGACCTTGGTCTTCCCGGGCGTCACGCGCCAGAGATAGCCCCCTAGGTCGTCAGCCTCCATCCACGGGTGGATCCACTGCTTGATACCCAGCAGCTCGATCGCCTTGTGGATGATAGGCACCACCATGCGGTACGCGGCACGCGTTGATGCGAGCTCCGGATCCTTGACTTCCGCTTCGGCACGGTTCGCCTTGTACTCGGGGTCGACATCGAAGCGGTGTTGCGCGCGCCCGTCCCAGAGCACGAGGATCGGAGCCTGGGGCATGCGCGCGCGGAAGTCACGCAGGGCCTTGACGAAGCCGAAGATTGCCTGGGTCTGGAAGCCACCGTAGGTCAGCGTCGTCGCGTGGTGGTGGATGTTGCCCGTGTTGTTGCCGTCGATGACGATCAGCATCGTGGATCTCCTGGTGTCGAAGAAAAGCCGGGCGGGAGGGTGTGTGCTACCCATCCCGCCCGCGGAGACATCAGGAAATCAGACGAGACCCTTGAGCAGCTCTTCCAGGTCGGCTTCCACCGGAGCGGTGACAGCTGCCACGGGCTGGGGTTGCGCGGTCTGTGCCGCGGTGGGCAGGGGCATCGCGACCTGCACCGCGACCGTCGTAGGCGCGTCGACCGTGCCGGTGACCGGGGCGACGGTGCCGCAGATGGTGGTGGGTACTTCCTCGAAGGCCGAGGAAGCGACCGCCTGGGCGAGCGTCGGGGCGGACGGGGCGGGCAGCAGGCCCGTGATGGAGCTAACCGCCGCGATCGCGCGCTGCGCACCGTCGGTGGACTCCTGCATCACGAAGTTGTCCAGGTTCTGGACCTTCGCCATCTGAGCAGCGGTCACCGTCGTCTGTGACGGCACTGCGGAGACGCCGTAGGTCGTGTCCAGACCCTTGCCGCCGCGCTCGATGATGATGTCGCACGCGCCCTCGCCCGGGGTCAGGGCAAGCATGTTGGGCCAGTCCTCGAACAGGCTCAGCAGACCACCAACGCCCTTCTTGCCTTGCAGCACGGTCGGGGCGACTTCCAGGATCTGCGGCTCGGTCGGGGTCGGGCCGTCCAGGTGCAGCACGTTCATCACGATGCGACCGTTCGCCGACGCGTCCTCGATGCGCTTGAGCTGCATGTCGTCGCTCGTGTGGTCGACGGCACGAGCGAGCTCGTTGCAGATCTGACACGGGCGTCCGAAGGTCTTGTCCGCACAGACGTAGACGGCCTTGATCGCGCCGGCGGCGTCCTTCAGGAAGTGTTGACCGAAGTCGTGGAAGAACTGTTCCACCCACTCGGCGGATTGTTCGGGAGTGAAGCCCGTGGGGGCATTCTCGATCTTGCGCCAGCTACCCAGGATGCGGTAGCGGTTCCGGCCCTCGGCCGGCTTGATGGTCTTGACACGGGAGAACTGCGCTTTGCGCTTTGCGATCATCGCGAGAAGTGCGGAAGTCATTTCGTTTCGGCTTTCGTTGGTGAGTTGGTCAGTCAGTTAGCTAGTCGTCTTTTCAAGAACCTCAAGTATAGCTAAGGCGTGACTTATTGTCAGGTCGTCGCGGACTACGCAGCGCGCTGTGCAGCAAGGCCCTTGAGCACCGCCTGGCGGGCGGACTGGGCGCTCTCCGCGGCGGTATCCGCTGCCATGATCCGGAGCTCACCCTGGCGCTCGGTGCGGCGGTCCACGGTCATCTGCACGATCATGTCCTTGCGCTGCGAGAACGCCTCGCGGGCATCGTTCGCGAGGTCGTAGATCGCCCGGGCGTCGATGAACTTTTCCTTCGCCGCGAAGTAGCGCTTGTCGGTCTTGACCGCGGCATCGATCTGGGCCTCGGTCGCCTTCTTACCTTCCTTGGTCAGCTCGTCGCGGTGGTACGCGTACAGCCGCGACTCCATGATCTCGACCGCGACCTTCATGCGCTCGAACTGCCGACGGGCGAGGCGGGCGAGGTTCGCGTAGGTGACGAACATCGGGGCCTGGCTGCGTGCAGCGTTGTCGAGATCCGTGGGGTCGAACTCCACGTCCGCCTTCAGCTGGTTGGCATCGACGAACTCGCGCAGTTGCAGGGCGCTCGCAGCGCCCTGCGGTTGGGTGCTCAGAATCGAAGACGTGGCAGCTTGCTGCGTGTTCGAGGGCGTCGCGGGCGCCTCGTTCTCGATTGCGCGCAGCGTGTCTTCCAGCTCCTCGATGGACAGGACTCGGTCGGTCATTGGCTTCCTTGGTTCGGTAGTTGAATGAGTAGTCAGGATATTGAGCGTCGATGCTTGGCTGGTTCAGTGAACGATTTCAGCGAGCTTGGACATGGCGGTTTCGAGTAGCGTCACCTTCGATGGATCGTGGAAGATTTGACCGGGGTTGAAACCGAAGATGACGGAGGCATTGAGCTTGGGATCGAAGATGACTTTGCCAACAAGGTCGGTCGGATTTCCCTTCACACTCGGGGCGAAGAACTTCACCGCGGCAGCGCCCATGGCGATGATCACCGGCGGCTTCAGCGTCCCCAGCTCCAGCTCGAGCCACTTCGTACAACCGTTGATCTGCTCCGTGGTGAGGGTCTTCGCACCCTTCGGGCGTTGGGACTTCACCAATGAAGTGTAGTAACCGTCGTTGGCACTCAATCCCGCATCCTTCAGTGCAGCACGGATGAAGTCCGCCGAATCGCCTTCGAGCATCGAGCCTTTCTTCTCCTCCGGCCAGGAGGGCGAGTCGAAGACCATCATGAACTTGGGCGTGCGGCCCATCCGGGGCGCGACGTGGGCCTTGCCCTTCAGCGAGCAACCGTCGCAGATCTTGATGTCCTCCACCATGCGGATCAACGTCGAGGTGACGAAGGTGTCCGCGATGATCCGCCGGTCTGCCTTCACCGCGTCGACCGTGAAGCCCGGCATGAGCTCGAGCCTGTCCTTCAGACGATCCGGGTGCAGCGGGGCGATCGATCCAGGTTCCACATCGTGAAATGCGCCGACCCTATGCAGCCGCTCGCGGTGGGTCTTGTTGCACTTGGAGCCCATCTTGTTCGCGGTGACAAGTGCCTCCAGCTGCGCGAGCCCGGTGAATGCACCGCCCGCGAGCGAGCGCAGCGCCAGCAGGGCGCTCGCGGAGTTTTCGCTGATGCCCTTGACCGCCTGGAACGGAGCGATCAGCTCACGTTCGCCGCGGATCTCGATGCGGCTGGTCGACAGGTTGATATTCGGCGGCTGCACGCTGATGTCGATGCGTCGGGCGTCGAACACCAGTGACGCGAGCTTCGCGTCGTCGTCGACCACAGACATTGCCGCGGCGAAGAACTCGGCGGGATAGTGGACCTTGAGCCACATTGCCCACCAGCTGATGACCGTGTACTCGACCGCGTGGGACTTGTTGAAGCCGTAGGCAGCGAAGCCCGCGATCTTGTCCCAGATCGAACGCGAGAGGTACTCACCCACGCCG